AAATAACTAATGTAAAAGCAGATGATAGTAAAAAACTGTTATGGAAGAATGTAGGTAATAATCACGCTTATCCAATGGTTTGGGCTGATACTATTACTATGACAGGAGAAACGTCTATTGTAATAGCAGACGGGGTAGTTTTTCATGGTATGACAGCAGCAGAGCATGGAAATTTTACGTTTTCAACCGTAGGTGCACCATCACCAGGTGATATGTACATAGCTAAAGATACAGCTACTAACATAGTTACTTTAGAAACTGCCACCGGTTTTACTGGTGACGTAGACGTACAAATACTTCTTGGAGAGAATACTGATCCAAGATTTATTGAAAAATATGTTTGTAGAGGTAACAACAGCGCTACAAAGAATTTTTAATAGAATTAAAATATAAATTGGTATAAAAAGGAAAAGGAAACTTGGTTGGTGTTAATAAAAAATAATCGCATTATTTCAGGAGGAATCCAATGGATGATAAATTAAAAAAAGAGATTTTAGCAGAAGTAGATAAAATCTTTGCAGGTAAGAAAGAAGATGATCAGCGTAAAAGAACAGAAGTAGCGCTTGAAGAGTCTGCTTCTGCCCTTGAGGCTTTAGCATCTGACTTGGAATCTGAAAGAGTAAAAAATGTAGAGCTTGACAAAAAGCTCACGGCTTCAGAAGAAGCTATCAAAACTCTTGAAGATGAGAAATCAGAAGCTTCTGTTGAGGCAGAAAAAGCCGTCAAAGAGCAAGTAAAAGAGTTAGAAGCAGTTAAAAAAGAATTAACAGAAAAAGCTGAAGAACTTGATAATGTCAAGAAAGACGCTTTGGCTACCGCACGTATCGAAGACTTAACTGTTGCTGGTGTAGCTAGAAATGACAAAGAAGAGCAATCTTCAAAAGTAAGAGAAATGTCTGAAGAAGACTTTACATCTTACAAAGAAGAGTTAGTAGAAGTAAGAGCTAGTATTATAGCAGAGTTAAAGAAAGTTGAAGATAAAAAAGACGACTTAAAAGTTGATGAGTCTAAAAAGGAAGAAGGTTCAGAAGGTGAAGGTGTGAAAACTCCTCCAGCAAACATTGACCCAGGCGCCGCTGTATCTGCAGCTATGAATATGGAAATCTATCCTTCGGACGATATCGTAGCTCAGTACACTGAGATGGGAATAGCAATGGCCGAAGCAATGAATAACGATAAATAAGGGAGGAAAACATGTTTATTCCAAGACATCCTGTAGTAGAGAATCAATTTTGTAAATATGGAGAGACTAGTACCCCTGGTGGTGCTGGTAACGTTATCGCTTATGCTGGATCTGTAGTTTATTTAGATCCTGCAGCGGATAATGAAGAAGCAATTGTTAAAAAAATGGAACATGGTGTAACTGAAGTTCCTTTTGGTTTTTGTATGCAAAAAGTAAAAACTGGCTATCATTCAATTCATCCAGTAGGTATGATGCTTCCTGGAGATTTAGGTTCAAGTGATGCTATCGCTCAACCTACTTATGATGCTGCTGGTAATATCAATGGTACACAGACTATTCCTGTAGGCGTAGCTCATTTAGGTATTTGGGATACTGTACATTACACCGCATTACAGGCTACTACCCCTGGTACAGTAGATGCAGGGGATCAGTTAGTTCCAGGACAGAGTTTATTTTCAGCGGCCGATGAAGCCAAAGTAACTAACTCTACTGTGTCTTCTAACGGTACTGATATTAATGGTGAGCGTTGTAGTGATGTAGCTGTAGCTAAAGTACTTAAAGGAGCTTCTGCTGCTAAATGTACAGCTAATATTAACAATACAACTCTTTATCCAGTAAGAGTTAAATTGCTTGTATAATGGTTAAAAGAGCATCCTTGTGATGCTCTACCATAATTATTAACATTTTTATCAAGGAGATAAAATATGGACATCAAAGAAATGCAAAAACTCTTTGCTAAAACAGCAGAGATTAATACCCCAGAGGGGTTAGCAGCATATAAAGCATTTGCGGCAGCAATTACCACTCCTATTCTTCAGAAGTTAGAATTGGAATCTATTATGCGACAACTTTTCGCAGTAGAAGTATTAGCTCCAGGCGCACAGGCTGTATACCCAGTAGCTGAAGACTTTGAAATTCCAGTTTGGGTACTTCCCGGACTTGGTTATGCTGCTCAGAACTTCATTGAAGGTATCGGTGAAGAAGTGTATGTTCCTACTTTTGCTCATAATGCATCTGCTGATTGGAAAATCACTTATGCTCGTGACTCAAGATTGGACATCGCTACCAGAGCTGCTCAAAGAGTAGCTATGGATTTAGCTAATTATGAAGAAGAGTGTGGCTGGCGTGTAATCATGCCTGCAGCTACTTCTGCATTCTCTGGTAAAGGTCTTTTAGGTTCCAGACCTGCTCCAATTTATGAAGTTGATCCTTCATCTACTGGTGCTGGTTACCTTTCCAAAGAATTGATTAATAAAATGATCGTAGGTTTTAAAAGAACTGGTCGTACTTTAACTGATCTTTATGTAAGTCCTGAAGATGCAGCTGATATTCGTGAGTGGACCGATACTGATATCGATCCAGTAACTCGTAGAGAAATTTTCCAAGCCGCTGGGATGGGTAGTATTTGGAATGTAGCTCTTCATGAGATCCAACATCTTGGTGCTACTGGTATGTACAATATCAATGGTAATGCTTCTGAGTATGGTAAATTTATCGCTAACGCTAGTGAAGAGTTTAATGCCTATACTTTAGAGAATCCAAATGTAACTGCCGCTGACGGTACTGTAGCTACTCTTGGAGAGACTCAGGTTATGGGTTTTGACATGACTACTAATGATTCTTTAGTTATGCCTGTAAGAAAAGAGTTTGAAGCACATGACGATCCAACCTTACTTCGTGTTCAGAAACAAGGTTTCTTCGGTTGGGCAGAGCAGGGATATGCCTGTTTAGACTCAAGAATGTTGGGACTAGGTGTTATTGATAGAAGTTTATAATATTTAGTATATAAGTATATTTTTAGTAAAAGCCTCTTCTTTTTGAAGGGGCTTTTTACGTTTCTAAATAAAGTTTTTATTGATTATTTGTAATTTTAATGTTATAATGGTATATGTATAAATATTTATTAATAACACAAAAAGTAGAGTTAATATGTCTAAAAAAGTAAATTACAAAGAAAAGTATTGTCAAGTGTGTAAAGAGTTATTTAAACCTACAAGTCCTAAACAAAAGTTTTGTTTAAACTGTAAAGTAGTGGTAGCAAAATTAAAGCAACAGCAACGAGATAAGAAACGAACTTTACTTAAACAAAAAAATAAGGAATCATTTATAAGGAACTGCCCGTTATGCGGTGATGTGTTTTCTACTTTTTACCCAAAGAAAATTTATTGCGGAGCAGAAAAGTGCGAAATTTTACGTAAAAGGAAAAATGTTAAAGCTGTAGATATAGTTAGAAACGCTAAAAGAAAAGAAAATAGACGTTTTAAAAGGGCTAGATTAAAAGGAGCCAAATTAAAATTTATAAAATACTTTATAGAAAGTATAAATTATAAACTTATAGAAGCTAGAAGTTATACTAGCAGTCATAAAAGTACTCTTAAATTAAAGTGCCCAGAGGGCCACACTTGGGAAACTACCTGGCATAATTTATATAGTTCTAATGGTAGGTGTATGACTTGTTATTTAAAAAACAATTATGTATCTAAACCAGAACTATTAGTAAGAGAATTTATTGAAGAAAATTTTCCAGGTATAAACGTAAAATATAATGATAGGTCAGTGCTACGCCCTAAAGAGCTTGATTTTTACTTTCCAGATAATAATCTTGCTATAGAAGTTTGTGGTTTATATTGGCACGGAGAGTTATCTTCTGGAAAACATAAAAGTTATCATTATGATAAAATGAAGGGTTGTTATGCTAAAGGTGTAAGACTTATAACAGTATTTGAAGATGAATTAATTACTAATAAAAATATAGTTTTTTCAAGAATAAGTCAGGCTTTAGGTAAACCTAAAAGAAGGATATTTGCTAGAAAATGTGTAGTTAAAGAATTAACTTCTATAGAGGCTAATACCTTTTATAAATACAATCATATACAAGGAAAATCAACAGCTTTAGTTAGATATGGTTTATATTATAATGATGAATTAGTATGTGTAGGTAGTCTAGGTAAAATTACAAGACAGCATACATCTACAAAAGACACTATAGAACTTAAACGTTTTTGTACTTTACCTAGTGTGTCAGTAGTTGGGGGTGTAGGTAAAATTTTTAAAAGAATGAAATTTTTTGCTTTAGATAATGGTTATACAGTTATTAAATCTTATTGTGATATGAGATATGCTAACATTTTTAGGCCAGTCTATGAAGTACTAGGATTTGAGCTTGAAGGTTTTACTAAATATACACCACATTACTTTAAAGACCAGCAAAGATACCGTAATTTTTCATTAAGAAAAACACCTGAGGAGCGTTTAACTGGAAAAACAGAATGGCAACTTAGACAAGTGCAAGGGTACGATAGGATCTGGGACTGTGGTCATAGAACTTATATATATAAATTAATTAACTAACTATATTATTATAAGAAATATGATAACTGTAACAACAATTATACTTGCTATAATTACAACAGAAGCTTTAACAGAGTTAGTAGTAAAGTCTGAGATTTTTTCTCCTTTGAGAGAGTGGTTTTTTAATAAAAGAGAAAATAAAATTTGTAAATTTATTCATGAATTATTAGATTGTGGGTATTGCTTCTCGGTATGGGTAGCTTTTTTTGTTTCTATTATTTTAGTAGATTTAAATTTTGTATCTAAGTATTTAGGTTGGTTTATAGCTTGGATGGTTATACACAGATTATCAAACCTATTACATTTTGTAATAGACAGAGTAAGGGGTCTAGAAAGAGTATAAGGAAAAGGACCTGAAATATTTTAACAAGGAAAAGGAGTAGTAAAATGGAAGGATATATTAAGAGTTTAGCAACAACATGGCGTCATATTTTTAAGAGATCAGTAAGACCAGGAGGAAAAGTTCCATTAGATGAGTTGTATGAAACTTATGGAAAAAAATATGGTCTATCTCCTAATGAGGAATTTATCTCTTGGCTAAAAGATGTAAAATTAAAAGGCCTAGCAGATACGTGGCAAGTAGTGCTAATAAATGATAAACCACCAGAAGACCTTAAAGAAGAAGTAGTAGTAGAAAAAGAAAAATTTATAGTTAAAAAAGAACTAGATGTTGAAGCCGTAGTCAGCCTACCTGTAAGAAAAGCAAGAGAAATTTTACCAGAAATAATGGATTTATCTTTATTAAAATATGCTCTACAAGAAGCTCGTCCTAGAGCTAACAAAGATAGTCTATGTAGGTTATTGGAAAAAAGAATAAGTGAAATAAGTGTTCTAAGTAGAAGTTAAACCGGGCCTCAAAATATGATAAGGGTAAATATAGCAGATGTATTTCCTATAGCATCTATTGTTACAGATGTAAGTGGACAACCAGCTATTGGAAAAAATGTATACTTTGATATAAGATATACAAACGATACAGTTTTATCTCCTCCTAATAATGGGGTGATGGTAGAATCTACAGTGGCTAGTGGCATTTACAAACAAGATATTTCTATTAGTATTGCTGGATCTTATATCTGTTATATTACTTGCCCAGGCTTTCCTACAGATACAAAAGATATAATAGTAAATCAAGAGACAGTAGCAGAGGCTGTGTGGTCAGATACCTTAGCTACTGCTTTAGTAGATAATGTAGAGTTTATAAAAGATGTTGAGGGCGGTAGGTGGAAGATACTTAATAACCAGTTAATTTTTTATAAAGAGGACAATATAACAGAGATAGCTAAATTTAACCTCTTCGATAAGTTAACAGCTCCTACGGATGTAGATGTCTATGAAAGGGTAAGAATATAAATTAATAGTAGAAGTGTAGGTAGAAAAAGTGATAAGAGTACATACATCAGACTCATTCCCAGTAACTTC